ACTAGGAGAACCCATGTACACCATCATAACCCGTGAACAATGTAATTTCTGTGATGCAGCCAAGGCTATGCTAAAGGGCAGTGGCTACCCTTACACAGAGTACAACGTACATTCCCAAAGCTCAAGATGGGTCTTAACCCTGATTAAGAAAGCTAACATGACCACAGTACCACAGATATTCACCCCTAGTGGAAATTATGTTGGTGGCTACACAGAACTAAAGGAACTACTGGAAAAGGAAAAACGCTAATGGACGACTTCCCTGAGAAGCCCACTAGATCAAGACGGAAGACCAACTACAAGGGGGCCGACAAAAAGTCTACCTCTGGTCTTGTCGCTAAGACTACAAAGCAGAAGGCTCTGATAGAAGCCCTACAGGGGAATAAGCAGGTATTTATCCTTGGCCCTGCTGGTACTGGTAAGACGTATGTTACAGCAACGTATGCCTCCGATCTGTACATCACAAAGCAGATAGACAAGATCGTTATCACACGCCCCCATGTGGCTGTAGGTAAGGAGCTTGGGTTCTTAAAGGGAGACCTAAATGAGAAGACTATGCCTTGGGCTTTGCCTGTCTTGGATGTTTTGGAGAAGCACCTTGGTAAAGGAACAGTGGAAACAGGGATCAAGAATGGCAACATTGAGATGGCACCTCTTGCACTCATGCGTGGGCGTAGCTTCGATAATGCCTTCATAATTGTCGATGAGACACAGAACATAACCTTGCATGAACTTAAGATGGTTCTAACCCGTGTGGGAGAGGGTACGACAATCGTTCTCAATGGTGACGTTATGCAGAGTGACCTAAAGGAAGCTGACGGGTTATCAAAGGTGATCCACTTAGCGAAGAAGCATATGTTACCTGTGCCAGTTATTGAGTTTGGTGTTGAGGATATTGTACGATCAGGCATCACAGCAATGTGGGTTAAGACGTTCATGGAGGAGGGTATCTAATGACGTTATTCGAGGGGTTGATGCTGTTAAACAGTTTAGTTCTACTGTGGGTGACTTACACTATAGGTAAGATAAAGATTGACGTAGAGACGTTATACCAAGGTCTAGCTGCTGTTATGGGAGACCTAGACTAGAATCAGAAAAGCCGTAGGCGTCCTTGAGTGGATACCTACGGCTTTTTTGTGTCTTGTATTTAGGTTTACTTACCGAAGAACTTCGATACCGACCTCATTCCTATGCTGGCACTCACGATACCTCCGAGGGAATATTGATACCACTTTGGCATACCCTCAAGTGCAGCGAACCCAGCTTGTACTATCGCATTACCCCAGTCACCACAGAAGGCTAGTATCAGGGGGATAGAGAACAGGAGTGTGATCCACTCGTCTTTCCATGAGTTTTGTGTCGCTTGAATTGCAGCTATGTCCCAGTCTATCTCACCAGTTAACTGCTTCTTCTTAATCTCAGCTTCCGTCAGTTTAAGCTGTGTCTTACTGTCGATGATACTAGCAGCCAGTCCACCGATGGAACTTATGATTTGACCTATCATTTGCTATACTTCTCCTCATGTACGACCTTAGTAGGTGTAACTGTAGTCTTAGACTCTTTACCCATCCATATACCAAAGCACCCCGTAAGAGCGCCCATACAGACCGACACAAGCCCACTCTGGGCTACACTGGGGTCAGGTAACGACATAAACCAATGTACAGCTTGGTACGTCAGTACAGTGACCGCCAGCATCATAAGCCTTGGTAGAACTTTCCAATCATCAAGTATCGTCATAGTTAGCCTCTAGTTAGAGAAAGCATCATTTAACAGTATGATCTCTAGTTTCTGAACTTGTAGTGTTAATTCATGTGTCGTTGAGATGTTCCAACCCAGTAAGGCCAGAAGAGCAGCAAACAACACACCCATCATAGCTTTACTATCCATCACCACTTCCCTTGTTTCTTACCGAGGAAATAAATGACCACGCCGAGGATACCAATTCCTGATACCACCACCAGTATGCCCAAAGTCCACTCCAGAATAGCCTGCTTGATCTCCGCCTTACGATACAGAGTTGCCTGACGATCCTTACGAACTTGGGCTTCAATCTTAAGAAGCTCGTCCCAAGCCGACTGACCATAGGCAAACTGAATATACTGCTTAATTTCAGCACGAAGAGCCTCCGCTTGTTTCTTCTTAGCAAAGATGTCCATTGCACTTGGGCCTGAGCTTCCCAATAAGATAGCATACCAAGGTTGATCCTCAGCCCTCTTATGTGCAAAGTTAATGTCAGAGATAGCCCCAGCGAACTTAGCTAGATCACTGGAGATACCACCGATGTCCTTACCTAACTGTATCCCACGTTTAATGGCTGATACGGCTGTCTGAGCGGCAGCAAATGCTGTAAAGGGATCAATCATTTGAACTTAACCTCTATAGGACATACATAGTTATGGCTTACCCTGTAAACCCTGTCGTACCAAAGCCCATTCTTCGAGAGACCACAATCGTAGTAACAGTATTGGAACAACTGGTTTCCCCCGTCAGTCCAAGCATGTCCGAAGGAAACAAAGGCCAATACGCATAGCACTATTGACCCCTATTAGCCATAGCCTCTACTGCACTACGAATAGCTTTAATGTTTTCATCAATCCTAGCCATCGACACAGCCTGAGTATTAACAGCCGATTCAAGCCTTGTGATCCTAGATTGTGTCTCCATGATGTCGTCACGGTTACTTTCGATGTCCGACATCATCATTGAGACAGTCCATACGATAGCTGCACCCTGAGTAATGAGACCTAAGATTAACCCTATTGATAAATTATTGTTAATCATCTCTTTGCTCATGGGTACGTCTTTCGGTCAAGTTCAAAGTGAGGTGCATCATAGAAGCTCTTCCAGTCACCACCCCATACGATAGGAATGTCGAGTTCTTCTGCTGCTTCTTTCATAGCTTCAGCCATAAGCTCAAAGCGTTCTAGGTCTTCCCAATCGACAGGATAAGGAACCATGTCTACAGCATGACCTGTGATATGTCGTGAGTTCAAGGTAGTTGACTTACCAGCCTTGAGTAACTCTCGTTGACGGTTGATGTGACGGATACCCTCGATGACTGTAAAGTCAACCTCAGTGATCTCGATTGCTCTTTTAACTACAGCGACCATATCAGGGTTAACGCCCGACAAGTTCTGTAGGCTGCGTGTTCCAAGTTTGTATGACATGAGTTAATCCTTACCTGTAAGACACGGAGACTTGACCGCCAGTAAAAGAGGAGGCAAAAAACTTGATCCCGTCTACAGTGCCAGCCCCAGTTAAACGTCCAGCACCGTTCGCCTCTGCAAAGTTTAAAGTTATTGCGTGAGTTTCCATCCATATAGTAGAAGATGCTTTTTTTATACTCATAACTCCATTTACTATCCTGCCCGGAAAGCTATACATATAAAATGCACCTGTAGAGCCAAATTCCGCCCCAGAAGTACCCGACGAAGAATAATACCCAGATGTTACAGCCGTTCCACCTACCTTTAACTGAACAAATGTAGATCCAGTGTACGTTACATCAACAAAGTTGAGATTTATTTCTGTAGCCCAGGTTGGTACTGTAAATTCAAAGCTACTAGTACCAGAAAGAGACGTAAAGCTGCCAAGGGTTAAAGCAGATGAAGGTGCAAGAGCTTCAACAGCAGCCTTAACCTTAGCTGGGGACACGAGACTTTCAGTAGTTCCTGTACCAGCTTGCCAAGTAGCTGTGGACTGATCCCCAAGTAATCCTGTATGTACACCAGAGGCATCAGCTACATATGTGTCATCTAAGATGTGAAACTGGTTTTCACCTTGATGAAGATACCCGATACTTATCCAACCATCATTAGCTTCAGACCTGATCTTAAGAATGTTAGCGGTAGTATCATACCACATCATATTGGCATAAGTTGTAGATGGTGCGGAAGGGCCGCTATTGGTACTACCTAGAGCTTGTAACGCAGAGTTAATGTCTGCCCTAGTAGCAGGAAATGTTTGGTTTGCGATTACTAAGTCATTCTGTGACATTTAGTTATACTCCACATAAGCTGTTAGTGCAGAAACAGACGGGGTTACGTTATTTGCTGTAGACGTAAGTCTAACCTTAAATCTAAACGCTCTTGCACTAAGGTCTGCAACTTTAATTGCACTATAGTCAGACCAAGTAGGTGAACCCGCTGGATCATCCTGTGTTGTAGATACAAGTGTTATTATGTTAGTATCTGAGAATTGACTGCTGCCACCCAAGTCATCAAACAGACCGGGAGCATCATCAAATAACCCCGGTTGGTCATCAAATAGGCCAGCGGTAGAATCATGTCTTGTCGTTAGCCCACTGACGTAAACACGACACCTCTTAACTGTACTATCGCCAGTTTCTATATAGTTACTAAAGAAGTATTCACCTTCTGATGGTGCTGTAACATAGTCGTCAATACGAAGGTTATTACTCACAACTTCAGTGTTTGTCTTAGTGCCAGTGAAGGTTGGGCTGTCTGTAAGGCTTAAGGTATTAGCAAGAGGTTCAATGTTAGCTACAGGCACAACTACAGATGTATAGTTCACCGATGTAATACCAGACTTGTCTACAGCTTTAACCATGTATGTACCAGCCCTAGCTGGAACTGAAACACTAGACGCTGGCCTAGATACCTTATCGACATACGTTAGAGCATTACCCCAGCTTACACCAACCAGATCAGGGGAATATCGTATGATGTAATACGACAGATCAAGATCAGGTACGGCGTTCCAGTCGAGGGTAATAACTGGGCCATTAACTTCAGCTACAAAGCCTGTGACATCAGATGGTGGATCAAGTAGACCAGAGGCATTTATGTTATCAAGCTCACTCCATTCACCCTTGATACCAAAGGTGTTGATAGCCCTAGCCCTAAAGTCATAGTTACCATCTTCAAGATCTATAGCTTCAAACTTACCAAGTTGACCTGTGCCAAGCGTAATCCAGTCTGTATCAGAGGATAGCTTAAACTCAGCCTCAACGTAGTCAATTCTTTCAGGTGCGCCAGAGGTAACATTAAGTGTAATGATGTTAGTTAGCTTCTCACGGATAACTTGGGTTCTAACTGTTGCTGCCAAGCCCACCGTAGGAACATCGAATGGTGACAGGAGAGTTGTGTTATCTCTCTCGTAGACGACACCATCATCAACTTCATCATATACAGATTCAGCAGTTTCCCGTAAGGTCATTTGTGTCTGTAGATCAAGGCCATCGGTAAGACCAAAGTTCCAAGCGATAACTTCAAACTCTTTGTTATCCCAACCAAAGCGGGAGTTAGTCAAGCGGATGTTATCACCAACTTGTACCTGAAGTGTCTTTAACCCAAAGGAAGCACTAACAGTAAGCTGCTGTCTATTACGCTCCAGCGAAATTCTAGCAATGCGTCTAGCTTCAACAGAGTTATCTGTAAATGGTAGATCAACATCAGCTACGGACTCCTGTCCACCATCAGCGGCAACAAATGCTGCATTAGTTACTTGTGGGTAGTCTGTAGTCTGCCAGTTGCTCTCTTCACCACGGAATGTACCTTTGACAGTATTGAAGTTATCCCTACGGGAATGACGTGTGGATACACTCATACTAGAGCGCAAGTCATCCTCATTAAGATCAAGTACAGGTGCAGTCCAGTAGGCCGGTTTCATACGCCACTTACCTTGAGCATACCATAAGCTACCGTCCATAGACGTTAGGATACCGTTAATCATGTCGTAAGGAGTAGAGGCTGTAGTGAAAGCACCATTACAAGTGTATCTTGCAGTTTCTACAACCCCTGATTCATTTTGATCTGTTGGAAACCCTGTTGCTATAAACACAGTCCCTACGTTATTGTTAGCCGATCCATACAATGTAAAGTCAGTATTACCTACAGTTTTAATCTTGTACTCACCGCCTACATACATTTTGAAAACAGGGCTACCTACAAGTTGATCGCTTACGTTAGCAGCAGCAGTAACAAGAGTGTCGTCAATGTTAGCGGTTTCTTCAGCTATACCATAAGAGGACGTTAGGTAATCCCTCAAGCATAAAGCTGGGTTATCTGACCATACTGTCGTTGATGTACGAGGGTCATAGACTTTCTTACCACTGATGGTAGCTGTGATCTCAGGGATACCATTGGGGAATACATCAGCATCAAAGGCTAACCGTATATACATATAAGCAATACCACGGAGCCTGTGTTCAGTAGTCCAGTGGGCAGACTCATTTACAAGGAAGGTATCAGCAGTTTGATTTGGTGAACCCAAGTGTAACTTGATACGGACTTTACCGTTGTACTTACTTGGGGAGGTAACATTTCCGCTACCGTCTAGTGTTACAACCTCATCGTTGATGTAGATTTCATCAAAGGACTGTATCTCATGTCCAGCGACAGCAACAACACGATGTAGGTACTTGTTATTCTCACCTGTGGCTTCATCGTATATACGAGCGCCACCAACACGAACCTTACCATAGATAATCTGATGGTCTAATGCAGTGCCAATAGCTGTAGTTTGATAGCCACGGTTGCCAAAACTTGGTGGTTTGGGCATAAGCGCCCGTAATGCTGCTGCACCAAGTGCGATTGTTCCAGCACCGACAGCACCTATTAGAAATAGAGAGGTTGTCGCTGGCAAAGCAAGAGCGTAAAAAGTGGCGCTTCCAATCGCAAGAAGGGTGGAAACTACAACCATATTATAAAACCTTCTCGTATTTAGTTTCTATCTCATGGTATCCCATGCGCACAAGGAAACGACCAATAGGGTTCTTGCTAGAGGAAGACGCTACAACCCTGTAGATACCATCTTCTTTCATACAAGTCTCCACAAACTTAAACAGTCGTTTACCCACTGTAGACTTCCTGTAGTCCTTGTGGACGTAAACTGCATCGTAAATCCCAACAGGGTCAAACTTAGATGTCAGGGGGGCTGTAATGAGAACGACAAAGTACCCAATCAATAGTCCGTCTTTTCTCGCGGTGAAGAACTTAAGATGTCCAGCTTCCTCTAAACGAAAGTACTCATCCCAGTTTATATGAAGCTCTTGTGTAGGATGACCTGACTCGTCCCACTCAAGTATAGCTAAGGGGGCAACTTCATCTTCTACAAGGCTTAAGAACTCTTGTTGATACTTAACCATTACTTTCCGCCCGACCCCAAGAAATCTTCTTGTCCTGTAGGTCTTCAATAAAGTCACACCCAAGATCACCGGGGTAAACTGACTTCTGATAACCAGAGGTAAACCTAGCTACTCTAGCTCTCTCAAGGTCAATAAGTTTGTTCTCAACAGTCATCTCGATAGTAGCTGTATCTCCAGCTTCTTCGATGTTCATCTGATCCATGTAACCTGAGAAGACCTGATTGAATACCTTCTCACCCATGACCCCGAAATAAATATTACACACACGACCCTGATAAGGTTGCGTGAGGGCTAAACTGATTAAGTTTGAGGGGATACCAGTTAGGGTTATTGTTGCACCCTTAACAGCCATCTCCTGCGTTTCTTCTATGCTTGAGATACTTAACAGTTGTCCTGCACCAACGTAATCCTTCCCACCTATAGTGAGAGTTCCTACACCAGTCCAAGTGTACACAGGATTACCATCAAACAGGAGGTCAACAGCAAAGAAAGGAAATACTTCAGGTTGTTCTATTGAAGTTACTGTAGTCGGGGTTAGGTCTCTTGACATGGTATTTCCTTATTACACAAGGGCTTCAACAGCCTCAAACGATATTCCATATGTTGACGCATTATTGATTGACCATGAGGATATGTTTGTTGCTAGTCTAAAGACACCCTTTGGTGCATTAAAGATAACTGTCTCACCCGTATAGTCAGAGCGTAACGCTGGCCATATCTCCAAGCTACCATCTCCGTCTTGATCTAAGAGTACCTGATGGAGTTTAGCAGATGATCCTGACCCAAGCTGAATGTAGTCCCCAGCAAGTAGCGTACCCGTCATAACGACAGTAACGGTCTCATCTCCAGCAGATCCAGTTAAGGTACAAGCACTGACAGTACCCTGTGGCGTAACATAGTCAGGGTCTCCCAGTAGAAATGTACCCCTTTGGCCCTTAAGGCCAACTAGCATTGCTTTCCACTGTGCAGCCTTATCACGATGCACCGAGGGAATACTGACTGAGGCTTCCCACTTCTGTCCACCGTGGGAAATGATCTGTTGCTTATAGGTAAAGGGAGACTGAGAGGTAGCTACAGCATTAACTGCCCTTAGCTCAATGCTCTCAATCCCGATAGATGTTGGTGTAGCTAATGGGTAGCTTAGTGCCATATTGTTGTTCCTTTAACCAAAGACAGCTTTAGTTGTGCCACCTCTACGGCGATCATTAAGCATTGAGTTCTTAGTCATCTGTGCGATCTGAGGTGCAGCTTGAGCAATGA